ACACCGGCAAGGGCTGCAGCGCCACCAACGATGGCGTCCATCGTGCCGCCGTCCACACCGTACTTCACAGCGAAGCCGCCAGCAACGGCGGTCAGAATGTGGCGAACCAGAGCTTGGATGATCGTTGCGTTCATGGGATCCTCTCAGTTCTCAAGGATGTCGCAACAGCGACGGGTCCACCCCCGCCCGAAAGCGCCGAAGGTGTCAAGGTTCGTGAGAAAGCGCAGTCTCTGGGCCATGATGCGTGCTCGCAGAGATTCGGGATTGGCAGCGTTCGCAGCGGCCAGGGTCTTCGGCCCCAGGGCACCATCGTCAGCCACGCCCAGAGCCCGCTGGAGCCACTTCGTGGCCTGTCCAACCCCAGAGTTCACCGCCGAGTCGAAGAGCGCGTAGCGGACGGCAAAGGGCAGTTCGTCAGCCCGCATGGGCTTCCAGTATTCCTCAAGGTAGACGCGCTTGGCAAGGTCCACCGGCAGATCCTGCATCGCGCCCTTGTAACCCACCCTGCGTGCCACAGCCTCGGTGATGCCCATGTTGGTCGCACCGCCCGGATCAGACGGGTGATGTACGTAGCCGCCCTCATGCTTGAGGACGCGCTGAAAGGCTGCGTCGAAGTTCATACTTTGCCCTCGGCAAACACGTTTACAAACACCGTGCCATCTTCCAGCGCTTCAATCTCGTGCCATTCTCCGGCAACAAGATCCAAGGGTATGGACTGCTTGTTGATGATGCGCTCGCCCTTTTCCTTGCGGACAACACAGCTACCAGCATGGCACATCGTCAGATGTGCGTAGGCGTGTTCATGCCTGGGCAGACCTTCCCCCGCGTTGGCGTGGTACACATTGACGGTGGCCCCGTCATATGTCACGGTGTGCTTGGGGAAAAGCGGGTTCATCAGAACTGCTCCGCGCCTGTCTGTGTAGGTTGTATAGACTGCGCTTGCAAAACAACCGGCTCCGGCTCAAGGGGAGCCACGTAGGGAGAAATGGGTCCGTACACGCCTGCGATGCCATTAACCCATAACGTCTTGATATGCGTGTACTTGTCCGCGGCGTTTACACCGCACGGAAGTACTTCGTCAAACTCTGCAAATTTGACATTGCACTTGAAGTTAGTTTGCTCGGCATCGGTCCAAACCAGATCAGTTGCATATTCAATGGTAAACATGTTTCCCCCTTACGAAATACGGACGTAAAGTGCAGCAGCCCAAATTTTCGACCAAGTTCCGTAGGAAACAAAAGCTGGACCACTGCAGGTAGTAATTATATAAGTCCCCCCAGAAGTCAAATACGTATTTCCTTGACTGATTTTTCTCCACGTGCCAGTAAGCGCCGTTCCTCCGCCGTTATATGTAGCGGTAGTATTTCCTAGATTGGTGCCAAAGTCTAGAAACCCACCATTTATTAAAGTTCCAAGATTAGAGGTCCAACCATAACGAAGGTCGCTGCCTGCAACTGTAGCGTCAACCGCAAGATTAGTGTTGGTCGCAATCATCAGCACAGCCACGCTGCCGATGTTCCCAAAAGTCGTTGTTACTACTGCGCCTGTCTGACCATTCAGGCTGGTAACGCCGCCAGCGGGAGCAGGCGCACTAGTCCATGTCGTACCATTCGACGTCAGTAGGTTCCCCGCAGTTCCAGGGGCCACAGTCTGTACTGCCGAGGTGCCGTTCCCCAGCAGGACGTTGTTCGCCGAAAGGGTAGCTGCACCCGTGCCACCTGAAGCCACAGGAAGCGTAGCCACCCACGAAGGGATGCCCGCAGCGACCGTCAGTACCGCGTTGGTCGCGCCCACCGTGAGCTTGCTCAGCGCCGTGGTGCTGGAAGCGTAGAGGATATCTCCGACTGCGTAGCTGGCCTGCCCGGTGCCACCTGAAGTTGCCGCCAGGGCCGTGCCGAGGGTCAGGGAGCCAAAGCCATTGACCGCCTCGACCACATTCGTACCGTCGCAGTACAGCAGCCTACGCTGCCCAGAAGGTACTGTGACCCCACTACCCGAAGTCCGAAAAATCAGCGCTGAACCGTCGCTCGTGTTGTTGAAGAACACGTACAGCTTGCTGGCAGAAGGGCAGATCACGCTTCGCGTCGCACCGGGCGAGCCCGTGGCGGTGATGAACATCTTCCGCGCTTCATTGGCCGAAGCACCGTCCCCGTTGGTCAGCGTGTAGTCCGTGGCCCCGACACTGATGCTGGTCGTCCCGGCAATGGCTTCAGAGACGGGCGTAGTGATGGCCGTGTTGACCACGTTGCCCCAGGTGCCCGAAAGCTCGCCCTGGACGGGAAGCTCGAACCGGAGCAGGGAGGTATACGATGAAGGCATGGTAGTCCTCAGGCAAAGCGCAACAGCGCCGTGGTGGCCGTGGCCGCAGGTAGCTGGACGGTGAACGCGCCCGAAGCCGTCTTGTCAGCACCGAAGTCGATCACCGCAATAGCCCGGTTAGCCTTGGATGCGTTGTAGATCAACCCACCACGGCATGTAAACGACGCACCTGACCAGACGGGATTGTCGAACGTGACGTAGGCAGTGGTCCCGGACAGCAACACTTGGACATTGGTCAGCGTAACCCCGCCCGCTGTGTAGCCAGTGCCAGATACCTGCCCTGCCGTTGAAACGTTGTATTCCGTCGTGGCTTGGCTCAGGTTTGCGGTTGCCGTGTAAAGCGCAAACTTCAGCGTGTCCACCGGCAGGTTGTGGATGCCCTGCCAGGACTCCTGCTTGAACGACGAGCACATTCCTTGGAGGATAGGCATTTACTTCACCGGGTTCCTTACCTGCCCATCACGATAGGCATCCATGCGGTTCTTGCCGTCGCCCAGGTTCTTCAGCAGCAGGATCGAATCATTGAACTGGCTGATATACAACTGGACAACGTCCTGCTCAGCCTTCATAAACCGGGCCGCTTCCACCAAAACAGCATTGATCAGGACAGATTCAAAGTTGTCCCCGAGCCATGTAGAACCTGCACTGACGATGCTGGTCGGCTGGTAGAAGTAGTTCAGGTCAAGGCTGAGATTGGCTCCTGGCGTGGGTCCAAGAATGATCTTCTGCAGCAGATCATTACCCGTAGAGGTGCCGTCCAAAGCGTAGTACCGGGGCGTGCCGGTGGTCGCAGGATTTGGATAGCTCTCCCGCATGAAGTTCACATCCTTGTTCAGGAGGAACTCCCGGGCGCCCCCACCAAGGAGCGTGGAATACACCGCCACGCTATACGCAGCCAGAAAATCTGACGGCAGATTGACATTCTGCGCACCGCTGGTCAAGGCAAGCGTGGCATCCTTCCGCAGGATCGGAAGCTGAACCGTCTGGTAAATCTTTTGCTCGGCAAGCCGAGTCAGCGTGGCAAAGTCAGTAGCCGAGAACGTGTTCTCGGTCGTGTCTTCGACGGCGGTCTGAAGCTGCGTGTAGGTAACAGCCATGATCTACCTCAGGCCATCGGCCCCCGGGCCATAACGCCTTTGGTGGCGGCACCGTTACCCCGGGTTTTGATGCCGGAGGTCTTGGCGGGCGGGTAGGACTTGCCCACTTCCTTGATGACGGGGTTCAAATTGGACGGGTTCTCGCGCCCCTCGCCAAGCGAAGGAGTCTGAACAGGCTTGGCCTTCATCATCACTTCTTCCCCTTCGGCCCGACCGGACCCTGGTTGGCTACACGGGCCATGTTACGGCCCATCTTCATGAGCATGTCGTTGGTCACGCCGCCCTTGGCAAGCTTGACGTTGGGGCCATGAGCCTCGCTAGCGGGCTTCTTGGCGTGTGCCCGGAGGGCCTTCATCGCATCCATGTTCTCTCCTTGTCAGGTAACCGTTACTGTACCAACCTCGCCCACGCCCACCAAGGTGTTTGGTGTGAGCGCTGCGTCGAAGTCTCTGGCACCCCCGATAGGGTTCCAGCCCCACTGGATGACCAGCATCCCTTCGCCGGGGAAACCCTCTTGATCAGGGCCAGTGCCGGAAGTGGGATCTGTTTGCAGTCCTGTCGTGCCAGACTGATACCACGTATTGGTGTCAGGCCGGGGATCTCTGATTGCTTGCGGATCCGAGATCGGATACATGCCAAGCTGCAGTTGAGGGTGATCCGGCGTCCAGCACTGGGGACATGCCTTGATCTGCGTCTGCTTGGTCTTGACAACGAGGTTCTTGAGCTTCTTCAGGTCAAAGCGAAACCCGCAGACATCGCAGAAGCCGAATGCCTTTGCGCCGTTTGCAAAGCGGTTTGCCATGTCAGATCATCCTGACCCGCCCGCCTTGGCGGTATTCTTCTGGCATTGGAACACCACTGCGAAGCAAAGCTTGGGCACGCATCTTGGATTCCTGCTCTTGGGCGCGTTTACGCCGGTAAGCTTCATCTGATGCGGCACGCTGTTCCGGTGTCAGTGTTCCTGGGGCAAGCGTGGATGGCGTCATCCCAATAGGCAGCAAAGACTCTGCAATGTCCGCAGCCGCCTGCCGATATTCACCGGCACTTGCCGCCCCAGTTCCCCCTGCCAGAGCCGC